TTTGGGGGGTGTTCCGGGAGGGGGCCATGTTGTGCGATCTGGAGGTTGCGGCGCGGTTGGGGTGGGCGATCAATCGGGTTACGCCGCGCAGAGGGGAGCTGGTTGATCTGGGGCTGTTGGAGCTGCGGGGGAAGCAAAGATACAAGGGGCGGCGGCGGTGTTTCTGGGGGCGGGCGTTGAGACTGTTTGCGGGGGGGGAGGTGCTCGGATGAGCGAGCAGACGGAGGGGCTTTGTCCAGAGTGTGCCGTTGAAGTTGCGGAGTTGATCCAGGAGAACCAGCGGTTGAGCGAGGAGGTGCAGAGGTTGGAGATGGAGTATGCGCGGGCTTGCATGATCTTGGATGAGGTGCGGGCCGCAGAGGGCGAGATGATTCGGTGAGAGGGTGGGTGTCGGTCGGCCCGTCAACGTGAAGGGCACCGGCTGGCGCCTGTTTTCCACGCAACTGGTAGAAGAGAGGATGCGAGAAATGGCAGCACGGAAGAAGAAGGTTGAGACTACGATTCCGACGATGGAGGCTTGTGACGAGCGGCTTGCCGAGCTTCGGGAGCTGGAGACGAAGCGGCAGGCGGTGGAGAACTGGCGGAACCAGATCGAGGAGGCGGTGGCGCAGATCCAGGCGCGGCTGATGCGTGGGGTGGACATGAACGTGGACATCCCGGCGACGCTGCAGGAGGTGCTCGAGACGATGCCGGAGGGTGTGGAGAACGAGCACTTCGACGTCCGGCATGAGGCGCTGTCGGCGGACGTGTTGGCGTTCGTGGAGGAGCAGGAGCAGGCGTTCTCCGGGGAGGCAGGCAACCGCACCCGGGAGCTGCCGAACGGCCTGATCGGGTACCGCCTGGGCAACCCCGCCGTGAAGCCGAAGCCGGGCATGACGGAGAAAGCCGTCAAAGAGAACGACGAGTGGATGAAGAACCTTCGCAAGCTCGGCTATGTGCGACAGCCACTGGCGCAGATCAACAAGCAAGCGGTGCTCGATCACTGGGCTGGCAAGGAAGAGAAGGACGATGGCGGGAACGTCGTTCCGGCACCCAGCCATGACACGATACAGCGGCGCCTGGCGAAGAACGGCCTCCGCGTGGTCCAGGAAGACGGGCCGTTCTTTGAAGTCGAACGGGCGGAGCTCCATTCTGTCGCTGAAGAGGCGGGGGAGGAGGCGGTGGCTGCTGAGGCGGCTTGACGTCAAGGGCGGAAACGGAGAAGGTGACAGGCATGAGCGTTTGGGAGCTGGTTCTGATTGTGGTGGCGCTCGTGCTGTACCTTGTCGGGGTGACCAGGTGGAGTTGGTGGCGGCGATGAAGGCGTTGACGATCATTGAGCCTTGGGCTTCGTTGATCGTGTTCGGCCACAAGCGGTTCGAGACGCGATCGTGGTCGACGCGGTACCGGGGGCCGTTGGCGATTCATGCGAGCAAGAACACCAGGTTCGTTCGGTATCACTGGGAGTATGCTTCCGCCCACCGGATGAACTTGTTCTTTCGAGGGTACCGATCCGTGAGAGACTTCCACTATGGCTGCGTGGTGGGCGTGGCGGACCTGGTGGAGGTGCATCCCACAGCAGACCTGCCGGTGACAGAAGCGGAGCGGCGGTTCGGCGATTTCAGTTCGGACCGGTACGCCTGGGAGCTGACGAACGTGCGGCGCGTGGGGCTGCCGGTGGCGGCGCGCGGCCAGCGGATGTTGTGGAATCTCCCGGCTCATGTGGAGCGGGAGGTTATGGCTACGCTCGGGGAGCCGGGCGAGTTCTGAACCGGCTGGGAATGGTATAATGAGAGGCGACACCCGCGACGGCATTGACGCCCAGGTGGAAGGCTTCTCACAGGAGATGCCTTCCCCTGGGCGTTTTCTGTTGGAACGCTTCGCGTTCCTTGGGAATCCTGCGGATTCCAGGAGCTCGTGATGGAAGCAACGATGGAACCTACTCCTCCGCCGTTGGGACTGCCGCCCGGGTCGGTGCGGGCGATTGCGCTGCTGTTGATGGCGGTGACGCTTTGCGCGTCGGTGTTTCTCCAGATCGAGCCGCCGGAGTGGATGCTGACGATCTTTGGGGCGCAGATCGGGGAGTATGTGACGCGGAGAGGGAACGGGAAGGGACATGAGCAGTGAGCTGACGGCGATCCACGAGAAGCTGACGGCGATTCATGGGGATGTGCAGAAGCTGGTGGGGCAGTATGAGGAGCGGTGCAAGCACGTGGACGGCGAGCTCAGCGATCACGAGGAGCGGGTGACCCAGTTGGAACGCTCCGAAGCGGGCACGAAGCGAATCACGGGGCTTATCTCGGCGGTGGTGGCGGCGTTCGTTACGGCTGTCGGATTCATGGCGAAGGGGCTCGGCATTGGAGACGCGCAATGATTACGGTGAAGAAGCTGGCGGAGGAGGAGGGCGTTCGCACGGCGGACGTGATTCGGGTGGTTCAGGCGCACGGGTACCCGATTGAGAAGCTGGAGGAGACGATCACGGTGAGGGCGCAGGCGTTGGTGAATGTGGATGCGGAGAAGGTGCGGGTGCTGCTGCGGGGAGAGAAGGGATGAGGTGCCCAAAGGGCCCGGCTTGCGCCTGCTTTCCGGGCGCTACAGGTGATTCGTGATGGCTGCTAAGGCGAAGGCGAAAGCGAAGGCGCGGAAGGGGAAGAACCCGAGGCGGGTGGCGGCTGCGAAGCGGAGCGGAGCGACGCCGCCGCGGGCGCCGGAGTCGGACCGGAAGGGGAAGCCGAATACGCAGGAGGTGCCGCTACAGCCGGTGGATTCGGCGGAGGTGACGGCGGCCCTGGAGACGGTGATCGGGGATGGGTCCCATTGGCTGCTTGATACGGGGTGCTCGGTATGTGGGCTGCTGTGGAGCAACCCAGAGGAGTTCATCAAGGTCAACGAGATGCTGACGGCGGGCAAGGGGACGCGGCCGACGCAGAGGGCGATTGTGGAGTATGTGCGGTCGCTGGGTGTGCCGTGCAGTGATTCGGTGATGCGGCGGCATCGCAAGCACATGAAGGAGGTGGGGTTCTGGGCGGCGCTCCTTGGGAAGAACGCCGAACGGATCATCGAGGAGACGAAGAAGGCGCACGGCGGGAAGGCGCAGGAGCTTATCCGGGTACTGTGTGAGAACCTGTTGATGAAGCTGCTGGTGAAGGCGAACTCGGGGGATACCTCCAAGGAGCAGCTTGGTATCGCAAGCCTGGCCCTGCGGTACCTGACGGCGGCGCCGCGGTCGGAGCTGACGGAGCAGAAGGTACACCAGGAGCGGCGGAAACAGGCGGGCGTGGATGCGATGGTGGAGGCGCGGGCCGGTATGGAGGTGGCGGCCCGGTTGGAGGCGCTGCGGGGCAAGTACGACGAGACGGTGATTGAGGATATTCGCGAGGCGTTGAGCTCGGATGGATGACACCTTCGGACAACAGTTCGGTGCGAAGCGAGCGGTGGCGGTGGAGAAGCCGTCGGCCGAGGGCTTGCGCGAGTGGGTGTATGCCAACGCGAAGCCGCGGGGGAAGCCGTGGTCGTTTGGGCGGTATGAGTACCTGGAGGAGCCGCTGCTGTGGTGCGGGGACTGGGAGGCGATCCGGGCTTCGACGCAGGTGGGGAAGAGCACGGCCGTCGAGCTGCAGATGCTGTACGTGGCGGCGCCGGGGAACCGGGTGGGGTACTACCTGCCGACGAAGGTCGACGTCAGGGATCATGTGCAGAACCACGTGGATCCGCTGATCGATGACTCGGAGCCGCTGACGAAGTTGGCCGTGGGCTGGCAGGAGGTGAAGCAGGAGATTCGGCGGAAGAAGCAGCGGCCGGATAATACGCTGCTGCTGAAGTTCGGGGACGGGTGGGTGCACTATCGGGGCCTCCAGGATATGAAGGAAGCGAAGCGGACGCCGATGGACATGGTGGTGGTTGATGAGGCGTCGGAGATCGCGCAGATCGAGGATGCGGAGACGGGCGTTTCCTATGTGGACATGTTGATCGGCCGGATGGAGGCGAGTGAGCTTCAGTGGTGGCGCGAGACTTCGCAGACGGAGCTCGAGGATGAGGGGATCGATGCCACCTACAAGCAGGGGAGTCAGGCGAGCTACCGGGTGCGGTGCCGGCGGTGCCGGACGTGGGTGGATCTGGGCTTGACGTGGCCCGAATGTGTGATGGGTCGCAAGGCGGACGGGCGGCTGATCTCAGGGGCCGAGCTCGAGCGCGGACGGGCGTGGCCGGAGTGTGACGAGTGGTTCTATACCTGTCCGCGGTGCCGGGATGCCACGGGGCCGGCGCGGATTACGTTGGCGCGGACGGGAGACAACGAGTGGGCGTGGCACCACGACGCGCCGGCGCTGCGGGAGACGAAGCCCTCCTATTGGATCTGTGGCCTTTACGGGCCGCAGATGACGCCGGAGAAGGCGGCGCAGCGGTGGCATGCGGCGCAGGTCGGCGACGAGAAGCTGTGCGTGTTCTACTGGATCACCCTCGGTCGGCCGCGGAACGGAAAGCGAAAGCCGCTGACGGAGGAGCGGCTGCGGTTCGGAGAGTTCCGCTGGTTCCCGAAGCCGATCCCTGGGCAGATGTTGGCCATCGGCATCGACGTCGGCGACTTGTTCCATTGCGTGGCCAACATGTTCCATCCGGAGTTGGGGTGGATCCTGGCGAGCGTCCTGGAGACGGATGAAGAGGACGAGGTGGAGAAGTGGCTGCGGGTATGGGAAGGCCCGACGATCATTGACGCGCGGCCGGAGAAGCATACGGCGGTGCGGTTTGCGCGCAGGATCGGCGGCAAGCACATCGCGGTGATCAACACCCACGACGGGCAGAAGGGCTCGGTGGAAGAGGATACGTTCAAGGGCGTGCGCGTCCTGTCCATGTCGCGACAGTGGATGATCAACGAGGGCGTGCAGTTCATCGAGTCGGAACTGACGCTGCCGCCCAAACGGTGGAAGGACGTTCCCACCGTGTGCCAACACTTCTGCTCGTTCAAGCGGGAGAAGACGGAGAAGAAGATATTCCGGTGGGCGCACGTGGACCATTACGGCATGGCGCAGTGCCATGCGAAGGTGGTCATTGACCACGGCCGCGAGCTGGGCCTGGTGAAGCCTGAGCCGATGACGGATCCGAAGGATTACACGGCGGGGGACAAGATAGCGGTCACCGACTGGTGAGAGCTGGTAGCTGAGAGCTGATAGCTATGCCTGAGAGCAGCATCATAATGAACCGGCACGGAAACCCTGTTACGCTTGCCGAGCCGAAGAAGGTGGGGCCGAAGGGGAGCGAGAAGGGCTTCTCGGGGCTTGATGCCGGCTGGGAGGGGTTGATCGAGGAGGACTACAACCCGAACCTTCGGGGGTCGGACTGGATTGACACCTGTGACAAGATGCGGCGGGGGGATGGGCAGGTGCAGGCGGTGGAGTTGGCGCTGACGCTGCCCCTCCGGTCGGCGACGTGGGCGGTTGAGCCGAAGGAGCCGAAGGAGGGAAAGAAGGCCGGCGCCACGGCGACGGAGGCGGCGGAGGCCTACTGGGAGAACCTGGGGAACACGACGGCGCACACGTGGGATGATCACATTCGCGAGGCGATGATCGCGATGCTGCAGGGGTACCAGGTGTTTGAGAAGGTGTGGAACCAGGACGGCTCCTACCGCAAGTTCGCGATCCGGGCGGCAGACACCATTGACAAGTGGACGTTCGACAAGAATGGCGGGTTAGCGGGGATCAAGCAGAAGGGCACGGACACCTCCGGTGACTACCAGGAGGTACCGGTTGAGATCGAGAAGCTGTTGGTATTCTCCTACCGCAAAGAGAAGGGCAACCCCGAGGGCTTCGGGCTCCTCCGGCCGGCGTACAAGCATTGGAAGATCCTCGACTCCCTCTACCGGATCGCGAACATCGGCTTCGAGCACGTGTTCCTGGGCATGCCGTTCGCGATGATGGCGCTTGGGGCGAGCGCGGAGGATCGGAACAAGACGCTGAAGATCCTGAAGAACTGGCGGGCGGCGGAGAACGGGGCGGCGGCGTTCCCCAAGGATACGGTGGAGGAGCTGGGGACCCTCGAGATGAAGGGCGACATGGCGCGGATGGATCCGTACATGAAGCATCATCTGACGCTGATCGCGCGCAGCATGTTGGCGCAGTTCATCTCGTTCGGGGATACCCGGTTCGGCGGGCAGCAGGTGACCGAATCGATGACGAAATTCTTCCTGCTGAACCTGAACGCTTCGGCGGACTGGTTCGCCCAGGTGCATAACCGGTATGCTATCCCGCAGTGGCTGAGCTACAACGCACCGGGCCTGCCGCGGGAGGAGTGGCCGGAGCTGCGGCATGAGGACCTGGGGCTACTGCTGCAGCGGGATGATGTGGCGGAGATGCTTCGGCAGTTGGTGGGGGCTGGGGTGTTGACGGCGGGGGAGGATATTGAGGGGTGGGTTCGGGACATCTATAAGCTGCCGGCTAAGGAAGATCCTGAAGGGCAAGCGCAAAGGCGCGAAGAGGCTAAGGCGCAGAGGAAGGGCGAGGAAGAGGAAGGGCAGGAGCCGGCGGCGGCGGGGGAAGGGCAGCCGTCAGTTGGCAGCCGTCAGCAATTGGGGGTCAGGCTTGCGGAGAAGCCTGAACCTACTGAGGTGATTGTGCCGCCGGAGTATGGGCTTCAGGATTCGTTCCAGGAGCGGGCTCGGGTGGTGATTGGGAAGCTGCATGAGAAGTTCTTGAAGCGACTTGAACCGTTGCTGGCCAAGCTGGCCAAGGCGACGAAAGCAAACGCGGGGACAATCATTCGGGAGATTGGGGCGGTGGAGGTTCCGCATTCGGGGGAGTATGCGGGGCTGCTGCGGGATTTCATGACGGAGGTTTGGACGCAGGCGACCAAACGCTATGCCGAGCGCGGGAACGTGCCGGTGCCGGCGACGCCGAACTGGCTTGCGGGATGGAAGGAAGCGAAGTCGGCCTCGCTTGAAGGTAAGCACGGCGAAGACCTCCGGTTCGCCGTTGTGGCTGACATCCTGAACCGGGTGAACGTGGAGGCGCCGCTGCCGGAGCTGCTGATGAATGCGGAGCAGGTGATGCGGGAGGTTTCTACGAAGGCGCTGACCGAACACCTGGAGGAGGCGGCGGCGCAGATGATTGGGAAGGTGAGTGAGTGAGATGATCCCACCGGCAATGATCGAGTGGATCAAAGGCCACGACTCCGGGCTGCCATCGCAGGTTGAGGAGGCCGCGAATCTGAACGGACGAATGGTCGAGAACGTGCCCTGCCCGGAAGTGCCGGTGCACATGTCGTTGGAGTATCTCGCAAAGACGACGGTAGGCGACCCGCCACAGCCGTTGAGCGATGATACGGTGGGCGAATTGCTTGATTGGGTCTTCCGGGCGGAGGGGTTCCGGGGATACCTGGATGCGCAGGATCACAAGTCCATCGCACAGATCATCTCCAAGTTCCCGGTGGGGCAGAAGAAGAAGTGCACACAGGCGGAGGCTGATGCGTTGTTCGCACGAGTGTGGTCAGGGGGCAATCCATGGGCGGGCGAGGGGCAAGCCATAACGGTGGCAGACCCGACGTGGACGCCGGAGATTCCTGAGGCGCAGAAGCTCTTCGGTCGTCTCGTGACCTTCTCTGACGTGGGTATTGCGCGGCAGTCAAGCAAATGCCCCTCCTGCGGACGGTGGCGATTGACACAGGACCTCGGGGCTGATGCGTACTGCCGCTGGTGTCGTCAAGCTGGAGGTGAGGCCTGATGGCAAAGAGCATGGCAGGAGCTACGGCGCTCTACTCAGGGCAGACACTGACCGGCGGTGCGGGGCCGACGACAAGCGCCTGGCAGGACGTCAGCGGGAATTACGAGACGACCGTCCTGATCAAAGTGACGAATGGGGCGACCGCGCCGAGTACGCCGGGAAACGTGCAAGTGCAACTCTCCCACGACAACAGCGAAGACTATGACAATGGCGGTTCCTTGGCGATGCCGGACGGGAACAGCGAAGAGGCATCCTGGACCGTGCATATCGAGGGGGGCGTCAATGACTTCCGTGTTGTGGCGACGCACGGCGATGACCAAGACGTGACGCTCGATGTGGACTATGACGGAGTGACTGGCTGATGCCTGGCTATCTGCCGAAACCTCCTGTATGTGGACCAGAGACCCTGCGCCGAGACCATCCCTTGGCCCAGGGGCTTGTCGGTGCCTGGAACTTCTGGGAGGGCGAAGGCTTGGCGGTCTACGATGCCAGCGGGAACGGTAACGACGGGGTGGGTGCGGACGCCAGTGGATGGGGCGGCAATCCATGGGGCATCGCGATGGAGATGGATGGGGCTGTACAGTACGTCTCAATCGCGGACGCTCTGGCACTCGATCTGACCCTTGGGATGACATTGGTGGCGCGAGTACGAATGGACTCGGCAGACCCCGACCCCGGCGTCCAGATTGCAATGGGACTGGTCACGAAGCATGACAATGCAGGGGGGTGGAACGGATACAACTTGCACTACTGGACAACCAGCCACCCGAATGCCTCATTCAGAACCAAGTTCGGCGCTCAGTTGCGCGATGGTGCCGATAGTGATGTAGATGCGGGGGTTACTTCGGCAGTGCACACAGCGGCGGGATGGTATCACGTAGTTGCGACGAACGACGGGACGACGATCCGAATCTATGTCGACGGAATTGAGGAGAACTCTGCTGCCGGTTCCGTGATTGGTAACTCAGCGGAGAACCTGGAACTCGGCCGGGACACATGGCAGTCGAACAACCCTTGGTGGGGGGCGATGGATCACGCGTATATCTACAACCGCGCCCTCTTCGCTGCCGAGGTCGCCGAGCTCTACCATGACAGTTTCGCCATGTTCCGCGAGCGGCGTAGGTACTGGATGCTTCTCGGGGCGGCAGCGTATCGTATGCGGCGCCACAACCCGCGGCACTACATGCCGGGGCACAATCCGGGAGTGATGTGAGTATGGGTGTGACGGCTGGTGAAGTGCTTGGCGTGAAGGCTCCCGGTGCGGGCGAAGAGGTGCGGCTGCCGGTGATGCTGCTTGACTCTGACGGGGCGGTGGTGACCGGCGAGGCGTGGGACGCTGGGGGCATGACGGTGGCGTATGCGAAGGAGGGGGCATCGTCGTTCACCGCGTTCCCGTCCTTCGCTACCACGAATTGGGATGAGATCGGGTACGGCTGCTATGACGTGATTCTGGACGGGGACGAAGCGGACGAGCTGGCGCTACTGAACACGGAGGGGCATTGCCGGCTGTACGTGAAGACGGACAACACGCGCGGGGACATCTTCCTCTATAAGGTGAACCCGGCAGACGTGGCGCGAGATGACCAGTGGACGGATGCACGGGCGGGGAAGATCGATACTATCGAGACCGCGATCGGGACGGTTACGGGGCTGTGGTCCATCACGCTGACGGTGGAAGATGACGGAGGGAATCCCCTGCAGGGGCAGTTGGTGCAGCTCAAGGATGCTGCGGGGAATCCGGAGTCGCCGCCAAAGACGACGGATGCCTCCGGGCAGGTTACTTGGTCGAAGGCCAATGGCACGTACAAGGTGCATATCGATGATACGCCCAACTATGCTTGGGACAACTCGGTGGTGACGGTCACGATTGCGGACGGGAACGAGACGGCGACCATCACCGGAACGGCGTTCACGCCGCCCTCGCCGAGCGCGGCGGAGCTGTGCGTGCTGTACGGCTATCTCGAGGACGGCGGCGGCAATGCGTTAGATTCGCAGTCGCGGGCGGTAGTGGCGGAGCTGGAGGGCGACTACCGCCACGGGAATACCGCGTGGACGAAGGATCAGCTTACGGCGGACACCAACGCAAGCGGCTACTTCACCCTCGAGGTGCCGCGGCAGAAGCACCTGTGCTCGGGCTCGGAGGCGGACGGCTCGGGTACCGGCACGGTGAAGCTATCGGTTCAGTCGAAGGGCTTAGTCGTGACGGGGATGGAGATTCCAGATGCGGCGAACAAGAACTTCTGGGATTTGGTGAGGGGCGTGTAGCTATCAGCAATCAGCTTTCAGCGGTCAGCTAAGGGCCCTGGGCTGATAGCTGATAGCTGATGGCTGAAAGCTGATCTTCCGAAAGGAGTTGGCGCGGTGAGGATTCTGATTGAGGCTGATGAGAACGGGAAGGTGAAGGTTGATACGCAGGGGGTGCCGCATCCGTTGGAGCTTGTGGATGTGATGACGCAGGTTACTGCTCAACTGACGAAGACGGCGCTCCAGATGGTGGCGAACGAGGAGGAGGGACCGGAGATTCTCCTGCCGATGCCGGGGAATGGGGGTGGGTTGCGGTCGGTGTGATGTGCGGCGTTCTAAGCGATTGGCGGGCGAGGGCGTAGGGGGCATTGCCGAGAACGCGGAGAATCGCACACGGGCGAAGCTAAACCAGTTTAGCAGGTACTCTGGAGGCGCGACGTGACTTTGCAGAATCTGATTTTGAAGGCGGATATTGAGGCGCAGGACATTGCGCGCCGGGTGGGGGTGAGCAAGTCGGTAGTTTCGTTGGTGGTGTCGGGGCGGGCCCGGCGGGAGCGGATTGCGGCGGCGACGGTGCGATTGGTGACGCTGGCGATCGTGAATGAGGCGCGCCGGCGGGGGCTGTATCCGCGATTGGATCCGATGCGGAACTGCCTCGAGTGTCGACAGCCGTTTGAGGAGCGGGAGGATGGGGTGGTGGTTTGCGGGTGCGAGGGGGCGGAGCGGTTTCCGGCGCGGTCGGTGCAGGTGTCGGGTGCATCCGTGTTGCGGGTTGTGTATGCGTACGTGCTTCGACGGCGAAGGGCGACGCCCACAAGGGGCTATGCTACGGGAGGGGTAGAGGGTGGCTGACCTAGCGAAGCGATCCGAACGCACCTGGGGCCCGTCGGCGGTGGAGACGATCAATGAGCCGCTGCGGATCACTGGCTCCATCATCATCGGGCAGATGGACACGTTTGCCTCGGATGCGACGTTCCCGATTGACGAATACCCGTATGCACGGTACGCGGGGCCGACGGAAGGGAATCGGCGGGAGTTGTGCCTTCGGCTCCATAACCAGATCTTCGATCGACGGGATCCTTCCTTCGCGGAGTTCTCGCCTCCGGTGGGGATCAACTGCACGCATTTCTGGACGTACATTCACAAGAGCGATGGCCGGCGGCCGAACTTCGTGCGTCCGGAACAGGCGGTGATTGACCGGGACGGGCACTTCGTTCGCGATCCGCAGAAGTACAGTCCTCTACGTGTGCGCGCGCGCGCGAACGGACGCGATTTCATCTTCCGGCGGGTGAAGGATCCGGAGACGGGGGAGGTTGTCTCCCGGATCACCTGGCGGCAGCGGGGGATGGATGCGCCTGTCTCCGGCATCGAGAATCTGCTGCCGACGAAGGAGGAGGTGGAGTCGGGGACGGAGCCTTGGTCGGTGGATCGGGTGCGGAAGTTCCTGCGCGATCTGCCCAGGGAGGTGCGGCAGGCGCCGGGATTGACGGAGATGACGTTCGCGGGCGAGGAGTATGCGGCCCATGTGGCGCTGTTGCCGCAGGAACTGCAGGAGAGCACGCGCAGGGCGTTGGGCTACTATCGCGGGGATACCGGGCAGGTCGTGGTGAATGATGCCAGGCTGCACAACCTGCAGAATGCCGAGGGGCGGCTGTTGGACACGATCGCACACGAGAGCGGGCATGGTTGGACGGCGGGGATGAACTCCGAGGGGAGTGTGTCGCCGGCGACGTTGACGGGGCCGGTGTTGGAGACGATCGGGGTGGCGGCTACCGCAACCATGCAGGCGCGTTCTGCGTTATTCATGGCAATCAGCGAAGACAACCGGGAGCGCGGCCAGGTGACGGACTACGCCATGGTCGACTTAGGGGAAGATGAGGCGGAGAACGTCCGGCTGTTCCTGCGGTGGCAGTTGGAGAACGACAGCGCGGCGCGATCGCTGATGAAGCCGCGGAAGCGAACGGTGGCGATATTGAAGGCATTGCTGGGGCTGAACCTGCGATGATTGGCTCAGAGGGAATCGAGAAGAACACGGTGGCGGTGCTGTTCGTTGAGCGGACAGACCCGCCGGTGCGCCAGCAGGTGAAGCTGACGGCGCAAGGGGAACTGGCCTTCATTGAAGGTACGTCAGAGGGGCTTGCCCGGGAGATCCTCGAGGCGGTGGCGAAGGCCGACCTGGACAAACGGAAGCAGACGATTGACGGATTCTCCCTGGAGATTCTGTGGTATAATCCTGAACAGAAGACGTTTGAAGAGCAGGCGTGAGTACGTGAGATTGCCCACAGGGCAATACGTGAATACGTAAGGGCGTCTGCGAGACAACTGAAGAGCCCTCCCACGACCCGATGAACCGGTAGGAAGGCGAAACCCGAAAGGTGTTTCGGCTACCTGCCGGTTTTTCGCATTATGTACGGGATGACAGTCAATCTGAGAGGGCCGGTGCAGATCCAGGAGACGTTCCGGGACGTCCTGATTGATCGGCCGCAGGATCTGACACCGGTTTGGGCTCGGATCCTGCTGGACTTCTACCTTATAGAGGCGGAGGTCTATGCCGCCCAGGGCGCGGCGCATGGCGGGACGAAGTGGCCGGAGCTGGACGAGCAATACGCGGCTTGGAAGCAGCGGCACTTTCCCGGCGCGCAGATCGGCGTCCTGACGGGAATGACGCGCGAGGCGTTGACGGGACCGGGGGCTGCTTCCATTCTGGAGATGGACCCGCAACGCTTGGCCATGGGCGCGAGCTGGCAGCGCGGCGAGTGGGACATCCCGGGACTGCTCGATTCCGGCACGGAGAAGATGCCGGCGCGGGATCCCATCCCGGGGATGCTGGATTCCACCAAGAGCCGTTGGGTGGGCTGGATTGGGGATCACCTGATAGAGGAGGTACACGGATGAAGGGCAAATCCGAAACCCGAAATCCGAAATCCGAAACGGCTGCGCTGGTTACCTTCTCCGAGATTCTGGCGGATCAGAACTGGGTGCATGTGCTGCCGCTCGGTGATTGGACGCACCCGTGGTATGGGGACATCATCGTTGACGAGAGCGACGCGGAACGGTACTTGGCGCACTTCAAGGAGGGCGTGGTCGGGCAGACCCTGCCCGTGGACATCGAACACCGCTCCATGGATCCGGAAGGTGCCGTCGGCTGGATCGAGGACATGAAGCTCGAGACGAACGGGCTTCACATCAAGATCGATTGGACGGACCGCGGGACGGACCTGCTGGAGAAGAAACGGTTCCGCTACATCTCGGCGGAGTTCGCGGAGAAGTACCGGAACAACAAGGGGAAGCGGTTCAAGAACGTGTTCCTGGGCGCAGGCATCACCACGCGGCCGTTCATCAAGACGGACGAGCTCGAGGAACTACCGCAGCCGGTTGAGGCGAGCGAGGGGCTGTTTATCACCTGCCGCGAACCCCGCGGCGAAGATCCGAGCCGCGACCGTGAGGGAGCGGGCCAGGAGGGTACCAACATGGCAGACGACATTCAGGAACTACGGGAAGAGTTCAATCGGCAGTTGGCTGAGTTGCGCGAGACGACCGAGGCCAAAGACGCACAGATTGCCGAGCTGACGGAGCAGGTTACCGGCCTGACCGCCGAGCGCGACGAGGTTGCCGGCGAGCTCGGCGAGGTGCAGCTCCGCGAGCAGAAGGCGGCCATTGAGGCGAAGCTGAGCGAGAAGCCGTTCCCGGAGGCCCACCGAACGCGGTTCGCGGACCTGCTGATGCGGGTCGAAGATGCGGAGCTGCGGGAGGAGCTGGCGGAAGCAATCGCCCAGGTGGAGATTGTGGACACCGGCGAGCGGGGGTTCAACGAGGATGGCTCGAAGGACCGGAGCGACCTGTCCGCACGGGACAAGAAGGTTGCCGCCCAGCATGGCGTCTCAGAAGAGGACCTCGCGAAGTACGGCGGTGACGAGCCGGATTACGTTGCCGACGGCGAGGATGACGACGAGGACTAAGAAGAGCAAGCCCTAACGCTGAAACGCGGAAGAGCGGAAACGCGGAATAGGGCGAAGAGCACAAGAGAAGGTGGAGCCTGACGGTATCACACCGAAGGGTGGCGTTGAGCGGGGCGGCTTCTGCTACCAGGCGCGGCGTGTGCAAGGCGAAGGGCGATTAGGAATCCAGGGGATTCCAGAAAGGCAGAACGCACATGGCTGCTACGACTACGGACCGAGACATCAAGCGGTGGGTTGGCGATGCCGGCGATGGGCCGGTGAAGGCGGCGACCAAGGTGCCGGCTGGTGTGCTGGTGATGGAAGACACCACCGGCTACATGACCAATGGCGCCGATACGGCATCCGCCGTGTTCATGGGGGTTTCGCGCGAGCAGTGCGATAACTCCAGCGGCGCCGCCGGCGACCTGAACCTCGAGTTCTGGCGGACGGGTATCTTCTCGTTAGCTTGCGCGGGGATGGCTCAGGCTAACGTCGGGGACCTGGTCTACATCGTCGATAACCAGACGGTGGGCCTGGCGGCGACCACGACGAACGACGTGGTGTGTGGTCGCATCGTGAAGTTCGTGTCGGCGACGGAAGTTCTCGTCGACATCGCGGACAAGGCGTAATTCGAGTAGGCGCGCGAAAGGAGAGATAGCCGATGGCACGAGAATTGATTCAGACCCGCGTGGCGTCCTACTCGAAGACCTTCATGACGATGTTCCTGAAGGCGTATTGGGAAGAGACGCCAGAGTTAGACAACCTGGTCACGTTCACCACGTACAGCGGCTCCGAAGCGGAGCTGCAGGTTCCCGGTTCCCCTCCGGCGATGGAGGAGTGGTTGTCGGAGGTTCAGCACCAGCGAGTCAGCGCGACCCCGTACACGATCAAGGATCGTCGGTGGGGGAAGGCGCTCGACATTCCGGTGTCGGCGTTCGAGGATGATAACCTCGGGCTGTACCCGGCTTCGATTCAGACGTTCGGGCAGAACGCGCGCAATCACCCGGGCGAGCTTGTCTGTCAACTGATGCGGGATGGTGGAGCCACCACCTGCTATGACGGCCAGTACTTCTTCGACACGGACCATTCCGAAGGCAGCAGTGGAACCCTGAGCAACATCATCACCGGCACGGTCGGCACGGGCTACACGCTCACCACGTTCAAGAACGATTGGATGAGCGCGTGGGACCGGATGCAGACGTGGAAGAACGACCGCGGCACGGCGATGCGAGGTATCAACCCGGACACGATCGTGGTTCCGACCGGCCTGGCGTCCCTGGCGATTGAGTTCGCCGGCGCCATGATGTTGAGTTCCACCACCAACGTGTGGGTGCCGAAGATCCGGAACGTGATCTGCAATCCGGACCTGACGGACGTGAACGACTGGTATGCGTTCTGCACCACGAAGCCGGTGAAGCCGTTCATCGTGAGCCGGCACAAGAACTACCAGGTGCCGAAGATCAGTGCTCGCATCAGCACCGATTCGGACACGGTGTTCGAGGAAGACGTGTACTCGTGGCGGGCGAAGAGCCGGCACAACGCCGGTTACGGCCCGTGGCAGCTCGGAGTGAAGATCAGCAACTCCGGCTCCTATACCCACTAACCCCCCGCACGGGCGGCGGGGAGACCTCCTCCTCCTCGCCGCCCACGATAAAGACCCAACGCCAAGGCGCTGAGAAGCAAAGGCGCAGAGAAAGGCGAAGGGCCAGGTCGAAGAGCAGAAGGCGCGAAGATGCTTTTCGTGAGAGTACAACCCATGCACCCGAGCGACCCGTTTCGGCGCTCGGGTGTTGCTTTTCATAAGGGGCGGTGGACCGTTATCAATCGCGCGGATGCGAAGGCATTGGGGGAGGAGAAGGTGCGGCGGATTCTGGAGGATCCGGCGTTTGAGATCATCCGATGGGAGCTTGGAAGTCAGGCGCAAGCCGGTTCCGGGGAGTAAAGGGCACCGGCTTGCGCCTGTTTTCCGGCGGGGTGTGAGAGAGTGCTATGAGTACCTATGCGGACATCTCGGATGTGGCGGACCTGATTGTTGAGGAGCAGTGGACGCCTTCGGCCACCAGCAAGCCGACGCAAGCGACGGCGCAGCGGTGGCTTGATTCGTTCGAGTCGGAAGTGGAGGCGCTGATCTGCCGGAACGTGACGACGCCGGTGTCGGGCATCAAGTCCATCGAGATTCTGCGGGATTCCATCATCGCGCCGATCGTGGCGGCCCGGGTGTGGCGGGTGGTGTTCAGCGGGCAGATGGAATCGGGGCAGCGGACGTATGCTGATGATCTGGAAGAGCCGGCCCGGGCGCTGCTGCAACGACTGATTGACGGGGAGAAGATTCTGCCGGATGCATCGTACATCGAGGACCCAAGCGAGGCGCCGCATGCGTCGCCGGAGTCGCCATATGAGGACATGGAGGCGTCGTCGGATGCGATTGATGAACGGATGTTTGCGCGAGACGACGTGTGGTAGCGCTGAGAGCTGAAAGCTGATAGCTGATGGCTTCTCTGAGCGAGAACCTGATTGACGCGGCCCTGACGTTGCTGAAGGCGAACCTGCCGACGAAGTTGACGGCGGTGGGGGAGACGAATCAGCCGACGGTCGACGACAAGGGCTACATGTACGGGGAGCCGGAGCTGCTGCCGACTTCGCGGTGTCCGTTCCTGTCTGTCGATCGACAGAACTGGACGCAGCGGTCGCGGGTGTTGGGGTCGGAGGGGCCGCGGAATCAGGGGCGGACGTTTTCGCTGTTCGTGCATTGCTTCGTGACGGGGGCGGACCGGGAGGAACTGAGCCGGCGGATGCACCGGTTTGCGGATGCCGTGGCGGCGGTGTTTGAGGACTCGCCGGACCTGAGTGATGACGTGATGCTGGCGCAGGTGGTGCGGGGTGATGACTCGCCACGGATGAAGGACCAGAAGACGAACCGGCTTTTCCGGGCGAGCGTGATTGAGGTGCGGCTCGATCGTGCGAAACGGCGGGGAGATACGTCATGAGAGCGGTTTGCCTGGCAGGCGGATACGGAAAGCGGATGCGACCGCTAACCCACTACATCGCGAAGCCAATGCTTCCGGTGGGCATGAAGCCGTTCCTGCAGTTCGCCATTGAGGAGCTGGACGGGCTGGCTGAGGAGGGTGAAGCGGAACTGGAGGTGGTCATCGGCTCTGAGCACTTGGGTTGGCAGATCCGCGAATGGTTCGGATCGCGGTGGGGGAACCTGCGAATCATCCATGTGTCGACGCCGGCGCCGGAGGGCACGGGGAAGCGGTTGGGGGTCGTCCACCAGCAGCTTCGGTTCACGGAGCCGACGATCGTATGGCTGGGGGATACGTTCTTCTCGGCGGATGCCTTCAGGCGGATGATCATGGTGGATGCGGAGGCAGAGGCGGTGCTTGGGGTGACGGACCACGGGCCACGGCATGAGGAGCATGGACATTGCTGGATCTCGGCGGAGAGGATGACTGACAGCCCGGAGGGGAAGGTCATACGTTGTTGGAAGGGGCGATCGAGTTGGGCGAGTGCGGGGATTTTCCGGCTGTCGCCGGCGCTGATGGACCGCATTGCCGAGGGAGATGTTCTCACGGGCGAGCACCGGATCCTGCCGGCCGTCCAGGAGGCCCTTGACGAGGGCACGGACGTGCGGGCGGTGGACATCGGGGCGTGGATCCACCTGGGTGATGAGCCGACGCCGGAGGAGAACTACCTGAACGTGCAAGGAGCGCTGTTACAGTGAGAGTGCAAGGGAAAGTGAAAGTGGAAGGTCAAGGGCGAGCGAGCGCGGCGATCGAGGGTGCGTTGCTGATTGACCAGCGGCGGCGGGTTTGTGCGTTGCGGGTGGATACTGCCAATGGGGTGCAACTCCATGACGGCGATGCGGTGACGGTGATGCGGGAGGGGCGGCCGGCGGAGATCGTGGCGGATGGGAAGCCGTTGGTGCTGAAGGGGAAGCTGTTTGTTGCTTGGGACCTCGATGCTGTTGGGGTGTTGGTGGGTGAACACCTTTGTCCGTTGGCGGGCGGAGAGACTCTGCGAGCAGGATGAAAGGCGCGACATGGTGCGAGAGATGAAGGATGTTCCGGTAAACGAGCGGCCGTTGGTGGCGTTGAGTGAGCTTGGTGCTTCTGTCGGGCGGTCGGAAGAGGCGGCGGCGGTGGAACCGATTCGCGGTGTCGTGGGCCGGGCGCCGCGGACGGGGTATGAGCCGCCGGCGCGGGAGTGGGATGCGATCGTTTGCCATCGCGCGGGGGATGACATCGACTTCCTGATGGAGTGCCTTGGCTCGACTGAGAAGCAGACGGTGCTGCCCAAAGAGACGTGGGTGGTTACGTGTGCCCAGGGGAAGGAGTACGCCGAACTGCGTGCGCGGGCGGAAGTGTATGGGCGCGTCACAACCCTGTCGGAGCCTGAGGTGAAATGCCAGGGGGCGAAGGTGAACCGGGCGCTGATGAATTGCGAGGCGCCCTTCTTCGCCGTCCTCGACTATGACGACACGTTCCCGCCGGAGTATGCGGAGTTGCTGTTTGCGGCGTGGCGGCCGGAGGTGGCTTGCGTTTCGCCGCTGAAAGCGAAACGCTTCGGCGACGGGGCCAGTGGCGAGCTCGTGTTCCCGCTGCCGAACCGGGCGGGGCATCGGTTGGGGGACTTCTCGGCCGACTGGATCCGGCAGGAGATCGCGAAGGAGAACCTGTTCCCGCATCCGTGCCTGCAACTCCGGGCGGCCCACGAGCAAGTGGGCGGGTACACGGAGAACCCGGCGGCCGTGCAGGACTGGGGAATGTGGAAGCGGTACGCGAATGCGGGGTGGCAGTTCGCGGTGTCGGAGGCGTGGTTCAACTACCGCCGGCATGAGCGGAACATGACGGCCACCCAGGACATGGTGGCGCGGCGGGTGGAAGCGATCCGGGATTCGCATACCCTCGCAATCTTCACGCCGTTCTGTGGGCGGGCGGGGTCGGTGACGAGATGGAAGGAGGTTGTGGCGAATTGCGGATGGCCCGTGGACCGATTGCAGGTCATTGTGACTGATGACTCTTGGGTGGAAGGTCAAGGGCGGAACGCAGAAGCGGGGAAGGGCAGAAGCGGGGAAGGGCAAGAGGAAGGGCAGGGGGTTGTTCCAGATCGGAAGTTTGGGACGCAGTTGCGGAAGGCGTTGACGGAGCTGGGGGTTTCGGTGGTGACGTACTGTCGCATTGCGGAGGCGCCGCCGCTGGAGATGACGGCGGAGGAGTTGGCTTCGGGGGATCAGCATGAGCGGCAGCGGCGGGTATCGGAGGTGTCGGTGCGGGTGGCGTCGCATTTCGAGCGGGCGCGGCAACTGTGCGGGGCGGATTGGCTGCTGACCCTCGAGGATGACATCCGGCCGCCGGACTGGTTTGCGTCGAAGCTGATGGACGGGATCCAGCCGGGGGTGGCGATGGTGGGGGCGCCGTACCTGTCGCGGTATGAGAACCGCGGGTATCTGGTGTGGTCGGTCGAGTCGCGATCGCCGTACCGGGCGAAGCCCGTCGACCCGCCGTGGGGGATGGGGAACTTCACGGAGGAGATATGGGGGAACTACACCGGTATCCGGGCGATCCAGAACGTGGACGGCGCCGGCACGGGGTGTGCGCTGATCCGCCGGGAGGCACTGCGGTTCGTGACGTTCCGCGGGTTCCTGGATCCATGCATCTCCCGCTGGGGCGGCCAGGACATCGGGGCGTGCTATGACCTGCGGCAGCATGGGTACGCGATCCGCGTTCATTGGGGGTGCGTGGCGCGGCACTACCATGACGGTACGGAGTACATGAAGGAGACGACGGCTGATAGCTGATGGCTGACAGTTTGGACAGGCGCGATGATCCTTTACAGGCGTAGGCGCGTAGTCATCCCGAAGACGCGGCGGGTGTGGAGACACTCGCTGCGGACTGCGGCGAAGAACATGACGGCTTCGGTCGAGATGTTCGGACATGAAGCCGACGTGTGCATGGTTCGCTGGCGGAAAGGGAAGGCGCTTGAGGTGTTCGTCAGGGAGCCAACGAGAACTCTCCGAGTTCTTAGGTGGCTCCTCCAGTTGGCGCGGAAGATTCGGCGGGCAACCCGCCGTAAACCCGCGAGGTGAGTCAGATGGCACAGTACGATTACACAGGCGAGGCGGCAATTGTTGGGTTCGGTCTGGAGAACACGAGAGGCACGCTCGTAACCCCTCAGCACTTGGTCGACTTCCGGACGGAGAGTCTTGTCGGCCACAACGTGGCGGTGAAGTCGCAGGCGCGGCGGGGGCGGATGCGGCGGCGGCAGGCGCTGCCGGGGAAGAGTTGGGCGGATGGCTCGGTGGTCATCGAGGTGACGCCGCAGTCTCATGCCCGGCTGCTGTATGCGTTCTGCAATTCGGTGAGCACCGCCGGAGGCGGGGATCCGTATACCCATACGTTTGACCTGGACGCCGGCGAACCGATCCCCTCCTCGTGGCACGTGAAGCGGGCGGGCCGCTACTACGCCTATGGCGGCATGTACCCGAACGAGCTGGCGTACTCCATCACCGCCGGTGAAGGCGATGACCACGTGCTCATCTGTGAGGTTGCCTTGGCCGGGCACGGTGAGGCGATGTATGACAGCTCGCAGATGGGGGCGGCGGCTTACGATGCGGACGGCGCCATGGTGTTCACCCGGTCGTACCTGTCGTTCGACGGTGGCGGCTCGCAGTGGAATGACCCGTTCGATGCGTCCTGGCGGATTGCGTCCACGGCGCAGAGCAAGACTGTCCTTCGCGACAGCCGGCACGAGCACGGGCGGTATGACTCGTCGCTGACCATCGAGGGCGACCTGACCCTCTACTTCTCCACCGAAGCGGAGCGGCTGGAGTTCATGGGGATTGACAGCTCCTCGCCGTCGTTCCCGGAGGCGCCGTCAGATGCGACCCGCGAACGGGACCTGCACCTGCGGTTCCAGTCGGATGCGGTGGGGACCGATAACCGGCAGCTCCTGTTCGACTTCCCCCTGGTGCAGTGGGAAGACGGGGTGTCGGAGCCCATCGCGGGCCCGGAGGCGATCGAGCAGACGATTCCGTTCTCGGTGCGCTACGACTCCAGCACGAAGCCCATCGTGACGATCAAGACGGATCAGTCGGCGGTTTCCGGGCTGGGCTCGAATCTGGCTTCGCAGCCGACGTGGGTTTGAGAACGGCTAACGCTAAGGCGCTAAGGTGCCAAGGCGCAAAGGAAGGGCGAAGAGTAAAGGAAGGCGAGGAGGTGAGAGTATGTCGCAGGAGTTGGCATCCCTTGTGGATTCGGTGGCGGATGTTGGCCGGGCGATTGCCAACCGGATCACGCACGGCAATGAACCGGAGCCGTATGCGTTCGAGGCGTGGGGGACAGCCGTTGACCAGGTGTTGACGGCGATTCAGAAATACGAGAATCCCGCACCGGCGGGGAAGAGCAAGTGAGCTGAAAGCTGAGAGCTGATGGCAAGAGTCTCTCGCATCCTGATTCATGGTGCTTACGGCAACGGCGACGCCGAGGCTTATCCAGCTGCGGCGCCGCCGGCGCCGGCGGGGGTGGAGCTTCAGGGGACGTGGTATGAGCACGCGTCCACGACCGGCACGACGGAGTACGACCACGATGGCGTGATGGGGGGCACGCGGTCGCTCGGTCTGGTGAATGCTGCCGGACAGAACTCGCTTATCTATCAGTGCCTGCCGCCGGCGCCGGTGGGGGCGGGGGTGCGGATGGGGGGCGTGTTTACCATCTGGGCGGCGCCCGGGCCGACCACGCCGCGGGCGCGGGTCCGCGGCGTGAACGATGCGGGGGCGTGGAACCTGGCGGCGGAGAACGATGTGTCCGGCATCATCGCGGGCTCGTGGAACTGGTGTGAGGGCGAGTGGACCGTTGCCAGCGATCACCGCTACCTGCGGGCCGAGCTGCAGGCGGAGGGCGTGGGGAACTTCTACGGCGATTTCGTGGACGTCGAGATGTTCCTTGACCTGGACGACGAGCTTGAAGATGACGTTGCTGTTGAGCTGACGCACCAGGTGGCGGGCTCGGAGGCGAACCTGTCCCACCGGATCATCGAGAGTCACCAGATCGGGAAGGTGGTGTCGGTGCCGTTGGTGTTCGCCAACGATACTGACGGCCTCCGCAAGCGGAACGCGCTCCTGGATTGGTGGACCCTGAAGGAGCCGCTACGGCTGTGGCTCACTGATGACGACCCGCCGGCTCGGTATGCCCGGATCATCCCGCAGGGGGTGGAGGCGACGGTGCCGGGCCGGGCGGACAAGATCGTTCTGCGGGCGGCGGTGCGGGACGTGCACTGGATCCAGTATGCGGCGGACCGGGAGTTCTTCGAGGTTGACTCCGACGACCATCGCGAGGTGCTGGACCCGACCCTCGGCGCATTGACGCCGATCCATGTCTGCGTGTACTTCGACGGTGGCTTCGCGAACCCGACGCAGATCGCGGTGGGGATCACTGGCACCCAGTGGAAGTTCGAGTTCACCACAGACCAGGCGACGGCGAACTCGGCCTTCGTCCAGGTGAACACCGATGGCTACTGCACGTTTGACGACGACGCTCCGACCCACGTCGACAAGAACGATTGGCTGTCACAGGATTCGACGCCGCTGTACCTGTCGGGTACGCGGTCGGAGATGTATGTGGAGACGATTGCGGGGACGCGGCCCACGGAGGTTCATATGGGGTGGTTTCCGCGGTGGCCGTTTGAGCAGGACTGAGGCAGCTATTAGCTGTCAGCTTTCAGCTATCAGCTTTGGCAGGCGCGAGAGATGAGCTTGGAGACGCGAGAAGTTGGCATCCCTGGGGTTGAGCCGTACTATCGCTCGCCGGATGGGCGGCAGGTGCTTTACTGTGGGGATTGTCGGGAGCTGTTGCCGTTGATGCCGGAGGGGTCGGTGGAGTTGGTGTTGACGGATCCGGTCTATGATCGGATAGAGGACTATGCCTTCCTCGAGGATTGGCACGGGTTGAGTCAGGCTGGCAACGGGTTGGCGTTCGTCAACGCCAAGTGGCTGTCGCGGGTCATGCGAGCAATGCGGACGGAATTGCCGGTCTTGTCCTACCTCAACGGGAGTGGGGCGGCGATGAATGGCCGGGTGATTGCGAAAAGCCATCACCTCGTATGGTGGGGAAGCGGGTGTGTGAAGAACTACGTTCCTGACGGGTGGTTGTCGACGTCATGGAGCAAGCCGCACACCCACCTTCACAAGTGGCGCAAGAATCCGAAGTACCTGGCGCTGGTTGTGAGAGCATTCACTGATGCCAGCAGTGTGGTGCTTGATCCATTCATGGGCACGGGTCAGACGATCGAGGCGGCGAAGGAGAATGGCTGCAGCGGTATCGGGGTTGAGCTGGAGGAGCGTTATTGCGAAGTCGCCGTAAAGCGTTTGGATCAACAGGTTCTGCCGTTCAATGAGGGGGCGGACGACACCCGACACTCGCCACCCGTCACCTGCCATCCGACACTCGCTTACGAGGAGGCAGCCTGATGCTGCGGGTGATCGCCTTTGAACCGTGGAGCTCGGGACGGAGCCGCATCTGCGACCTCACGCCGCTGCTTGGTGCCGTCGAGTTGGAGCTGAAGGATGCTGGCAATTGGGTGGGGTTGGCTTCGTTTGTGGTGGATCCGGATTCGCAGCTTGACCCTCGGCCTGCGCTCGAGGAGGGGGATGAGGTCGACGTCCTGGACGATTCGGACGGGACGGTTTGGTGGCGCGGGGCGATTGTGAAGACGGTTCGGGATTTGGTGCACGGGGAGCTGGTATCGTTTCAGGCGCAGGGGGTGGCGGACTTGATCGGGGCGACGCCGGTGGATGCGGACCGGTCGGTGTCGGGCGGGGCGGAGGATTATCGGTTCCTGTTCGAGTGGGCTGCCAAGGTGGCTTCGCGGGTGAACCGGCGGCTTGCCGACATGACGGCGAGTGCTACCAACACGGGGCAGACGTATCAGGAGTTCGATGGCCGAAACCAAACGCTGTCGCAGGTGATCGAGCGTATCGTCCGGGCGACGGATGGGGTTACCTATTGGCGGATGTACGATAACTCGGGGACGGAGACGATCGAGATGGGGCAGCGGCATACGGCGACGTTCTACCCCGCCCAGGTACGGGACATGGACCGGCTCGAGTTGCATAAGGATGCCCGCAACCTGATGAACGTGGCGCTGATTATCCCGACGCCGGGGGATCGGCTCACGTCGCGGATCAGGGATCAGAGCTTCGAGGATGTGGAGGCGGTCGATTACAAGCAGTGGTCGCTCAACGGGGCGAACATCTCGCTGTCGGTGTCGTCGGGCGAGGCGATCGGGCTCCACGGGCTGAGGTGTGCCCATGTGACGACCACGGCGGGCTTCGCGGCGAATGCGTATCTTCACACTGCCGACCCGACGCAGTTCGACGGGGTGTCGGGCTATACGTTCCAGGTGTGGGCCCGCAACACGGGGGCGGGGTCGAAGGACTTCAAGTTCTTCACGGCAGACCCTACCTGGGGAGCGATAGGGGTTAGCCCGGCTGCGCACACGATCACGAATGACGGGCGTTGGCGCCTATTCACGGAGACGTGGGGGGCGGGGACGGGCGGGCAGTACTTCGTTGGCATCCAGTTCTTCCAGGCGGGGGCGTCGGAGCTGCAGTTCGACGGGTTCCGGTGGCTGCCGCCAGGATACGGGTCGGACCTGGTGGAGGTGGCGCAGGCGCTGGAGATGGGCGGGGCGGATGGGATTCCGTTGGTGCCCGGGTGCTCGCTCCTTCAGGCGGAGGCGTGGGGCGTGTGCACGGCTACCGAGGTGTCGGACGGATCCGGCGGTACGCGCGTGTACACGGAGAATATCGACTGGACCACCCTCGGGCTTGGTACCGGGCAGACGGTGAACTTCTTTGGCTTCGCCCAGAGCAGCGTGGCGTCGACCATCAAGGCTTGGGGGAACGGGTACTTCGACGTGAACCTGGCGCCGGGGTCCATGCCCTCGCCGTTGGCGGGGCATTGCTACCTGATTGAGGGCGTGCCGGTGCCCGAGACGGGCTTCTCCGAAGACTCCGACGAAGCGCTGTCCATCACGCGGTACGGGCCGCGGGTGAAGGTGATCACGTTCCCGGAGGGCCGCGATCATTATGAGACCCAGGAGTTGGCCGTCGGGCTGCTGACGAGCTATTCCACGCCTCAGCATACGGTAGAGTGCCAACTGACGACCCGGCAAGAAGACCCGTGGTACGTGGAGCCTGGGCGGATGTTCCGGGTGCTGGGCACGGATGAGACGATTGATGATCTGGCGGTGACGACGGTGCGGTGTCGTCTCGAGGGCGGCAACATCGAGCAGACGATCTTTGCGGGCTCGGAGCCGGCGCGGTTGACGAAGATGATTCAGGCGGTGGCGGAGAGTGCGCAGAAGCAGGTGGTACGTGCTTCGCGGTAACGGCTAACGCGGAAGCGCGGAAGAGCGGAAACGCTGAAGAAGGGCGAAGAGCTGGAGGTTGAGGTAATGACGCAGGAGACGGAGACGCAGGGAACTTTGGCGGAGGCGATTCCTCAGGCGGTGGAGGCTTGGGGGTTGAAGTTCTGGCCGCTTGACCTGTTGGCGCTGTCGAAGATTGAGAAGAAGTTCGGGGGGTTGGGAGACATCAAGTTCGGCGGGATAACGGATGCGGCTTGGTTCCTGTGCCTGTCGGTGGGGTCGACGACGGAGGGGCGGAACATGACGGAAGAGGACCTGATGAAGCACGTGCCGGCGAAGGCGTTGGTGGATGGTACGGCTACGGCGGTGCTCGAGCAGATCATGGAACGTTCCGGGCTGGCGGTGCAGGAGGAGAGTGAGGCGGGAAACCCTCCGGACGCCGAGCCCGAGGGCGCCGGCCCACCCCGCCCAGAGGAGACGGCGGAGCCGCCAGTGATTGGGGATGCGTCTTCTGGTTCCTCCGAGTCCACTGCGGTGAGCATCGATGCGAAATACCTACGATGACGCTGCCGGAGGTGGAAGCGGACTTCCGCGCTTGGCGGTGGTGGCAGAAGCGGCTGGCGGAGGCGGAGGGGAAGGGGTGCTGGCGACGAGAGCGGGGCCAGGAGTATCGGCAGGGGCCGCAGGCTAAGGTTGGTGAGGTGCTGAGATGAGAGAAGCGATCTGGACGCTGTTGAGCCGGTTTGTGGACAAGAAGGAACTGCGAGAGTCCATCGAGGGGTGGGCGGACGTGACAGCGATATTGGCTCGACCGTGTTTCTGGAAGCGGTTCGGCAACATGTACGACCTGCTCGATTGTGAACTGAACGGTTCCGTCATGCACAACGGCCGGCTGATCGCGGATCCACACGACAAGAAGGTCGGCCCGCTGCCGATTCTGTTGGCGTTGGTGCTTGTCGTGACCACGGAGCCGGTGTTCTCCAAGCTCCGTGCGGGCACGCAGTACGATCCGGACCGGCTGCCGCTGGCGCCGTAACGGCTTGTTGGCGCGGGGAACCGCAGGCGGTTCCTTGGCGTTTTGCCCCTCCGGAGTACTGAGCCGGTACCGCGCCGCCGGCCAACTCCGGAGGGGCTTTCTTCAGCGCAAACTTGCCGCATTGTTGCCGCTTCGGGGCAGAAATTGGCGGTGATGAGGCGCCGATCGGGCCGGATCCGCACAATAGAACAGACCCCAAATCCCCAGGCTGTGCTATCATACGACATGTGTGGGAGCGAACTCGCGAAGGCGAGAGCGCATGTCCCACCACAACTCAACAAGAGTCGGTCCGCGACACCATCAACGGTTAGACCGGCAGGCGCGAATCGTTTCACAGCGATTGGCGTGTGCCGAGCTAACCGTTTTTTTGTGCCTGACTGCTGATGGAGACAGGAGGAGACGATGCCAACCAAAGCGTTCGAGGATTATGGGGCCACGGACATTCGGGTCGTTCGATCAGTGCTTCGGCTCGATGGTGAACGAGTCGCCGAGGCGTCGGGTCTGAGCAAGAGTCACTTGAGCAAAATTGAACGTGGGGAGCGCCGAGTGGAACCAGAACGCGCGAAGGAGATCATGCGGGGTGTTCTTCGTGTGGGGCTGGAGGAGTTGGAGGCGGCAGCGTGACCCAGAAATGCGAGAGCTGCTGAACAGTGGAACAGTGGCGAAAGTGCTCGAGGGGGAGCGGTTTGCCCGTGGGCATGGTGCGGACGGGGATTATCAGGGGGCGGGGTTGCTGTATGCCACGTTGCCGTATCTGATGCGGGCCCGGGTGTGTGTGTGCCTAGGGACGGGCTCGGGGTATGTGGCGAAGTGGATGAGCCTGGGACAGCAGGCGGCGGAGGCGTTGCCGCGGCGGACGATTATCGTGGATGCGAATACGGAGGGGGCGGACGGGGGCAAGCCGGACTACTTTGTGGATCCGGGCGAGGACGGGGACCCGGGGCCGCTGCGGCGGAACTTCCCGGAGATTGAGATCGTGGAGGGGACGTGGGAGGCGCTGTTTGAGGTATTGCCCAGGGGGGAGAATGACCCGCGGATAGACTACCTGCACATCGATGCGGACCACCGGTGGGAGTATGTGAGCTCCGACTTCTGGGCGGTGCAGCCGTGGCTGCATCGGGGCTCAGTGGTGACCCTGCACGATTCCAAGCACAGCTCCTTTGGCGTGCGCTACCTGGTCCGGCTGATCCGGGAGCTACCGGGGCATTTCGAGCTGATGGATTGGCCGATCCGGAACGGGGTGGCGGTGGTTCGGGTTATCAAGGAGGTGGCGGGGTGAGCGGGCGTTGGGAGTATCTGGATTCGGAGCCGTTTCGGTTGCGGTATGCGATCGCGGCCGACCTGCTGGCTTACCACTGCGCGGAGTTGCTGGAGATCGGCGCCGTAGGGCGAGGGATTGCGGCACAGGGCGGGCCGATGAACTTCGTGGACATTACGCTGGTGGGGCCTGGCGTGGATATTGGATTCGGGGTGGAGACTGGCTATGACGTGCCATTCCAGAACGTGGAGAGGGAGTGGCTGGATCCGGCGCCGGACGGGGTGCTGCTGATGGGGCTGGCGTTGGAGGGGATGACGGAGCCGGCGTGGCAGCATCTGGCGGACCTGGTGAGCGGCGCCAAGCGGACGGTGCTGGAGTACCCGCCGGCACATGCGCTGTCCATCCGGCAGGCGCAGTGGATCAGCACGAATACGGAGACCCGTATACAATGTCACTTCGACCTTGACCTGCGGAGGGTGCCGAGCGAGGACCCGCGGGTTGAGCGGTTCGGACTGCGGCGGTTCTGTGTGTTGGAGCCGTTGCCGTCCGTTGAGGAACGTGAGCCAGGCGCGGAACTGGAGTGCGGTGATGGCTGTTGAGCGCTTGGTCATAGAGATTGATGCGGACACCCTGTCGGGCCTGAATCGGTCGTTCAAGCAAGTTGAGCGGCAGTTGGGCAAGCTGACGAAGGGGGTGAAGGGGTTCAGCCGCGATTCGGAGCGGGGGGCGAAGCGGTTTGAGGCGCGGATGAAGGACGTGGAGAAGCGGCTGCGGTCGACGGCGGACCGGTTGGACCGGGTGAGCCAGGGCCTACGGCGGTTCGGTACGGTGATGACGGCTTCGGTGGTGGCGCCGATCGGGTTGGCGGTGCGTAGCGCGACGAAGTTTCAGCAGGGCATGGCCTATGTGAACACCATTGCCAAGCTGAACGAGCGCGACCTGGGCGCCTTGGGCAAGCGGATCCGGGAGCTGAGTGTGGAGATGGGCAAGCCGGCCGTCGAGTTGGCGGCGGCGCAGTACCAGATCCTGAGCTCGGGCGTGGAAGATGCCAGTGACGCCTATGACCTGCTGCGGGTGGCGGCCGAAGCGTCGATCGCGGGGCAGGCGGAGGTGCCGGATGCGGTGCGGACGATCACGGCGGCGCTGAACGCCTATGGGATGGAAGTGGACCAGGCGGGCCGGGTGTCGGATGTGCTGTTCAAGACCATCGATCGCGGCATCATCGAGTTCCCACAGCTTGCCAATAGCCTAGGCATGGTGGTAGGCTCGGCGGCGCAGGCGGAGGTGACTATCGAGGAGCTGGGGGCGGCGCTCGCCACGCTGACCAAGCGCGGACTGAACCCTGAAGCGGCCATTGTCTCGCTGAACCAGGTGCTGGCGAACGTTATCAAGCCGAGCGCACAGGCGAAGAAGGCGGCGGAGGCGTTGGGGCTGGAGTTCAGCATTGCGGCGCTGAAGTCGAAGGGGTTCGCGGAGTTCCTGGGTGAGATCCAGCAGAAGGCCGGCGACAACGAAGAGGCGCTGACGGCGCTGTTTGGCAACGTCCGGAGTGTCCGGGGTGCGTTTGCGCTGACGGGCGAGGGGGCGAAGATGTTTGCGGCGGACTTGGCGGAGATGCAGAAGGCGGCTGGGGCGACCGGTGAGGCTGTCGGGAAGATGCGGAAGACGGCTCAGTTTGAGTTCAATAGGCTCAAGGCGGCTGTGGACTCGGCGCTGATTGTGGTAGGGACTGAGGTGCTACCTGGTGTGACTACGGGCGTGAAGGACTTGGTGGATGAACTGAAGAAGCTTGAGGAAGATGGGTCGCTGAAGAGGTTCGGGGAGTCGGTTGGGAAGGCTCTGGGCGATATAGCGAGCCATCTGCCGAAGGTGATTCGTGGAGTGACGAAGCTGTCGGACTGGTTCGATAATCTGAACCCGAAGACGCAGGAGTTCTTGATGAACGCCGCACTGTTAGCCGGGCCGCTGACGCATTTGGTGGGTGTGTTGGCGAGTGTAGCGAGTGCGGTGATGTTGTTTAGCACCAAGCTAACGGGTGTGTGGAAGCTGCTCGGCCCGGTGGGGATAGCTATTGGGCTCCTGTCGCAGAAGTTCCACCCGTTGCATATGACCATCCTGCTGATGACTGGCTTAGTGAAGGAGCTGGCGCGGCGGATTTCGGAGGCGCTGCAGAACGCTTGGACGGCGGTGACGGAGTACCTGGGGCGGATGTATGAGGGCGGCAAGGCGTTGATGCGGAACATTGGGGCGGGTATCAAGGCGCAGGCAAAGGCGACGGTGCAGAGCGTCCGGAACGTGTTGCAGAAGATCCGCAATCTGATGCCGGGTTCGGATCCGAAGGACCCTACCTCGCCGCTGTACGGCCTGGAGGAAGCGGGACGGGCAATCGGTGAGAACTTGGCGGCGGGGATGTTGGCGAGTGAGAGTGTGGTTCAGTCGGCGGCGCGGCGGTTGGCGCGGGCGGCGACGCCGGCGGGGGTGAGCTTCCGAGCCCGCGAGCGGCAGCGGTCGTTCGCCGATATGCCGGCGATCCAGGGGGAGGAGGTGCCGACCTGGTACATGCCGCCGCCGGCGACGCCTGGGCGTGATCTGGGCCTCGGGAAGCGAGTCTACACGCGGCCGGCACCGCCGAAGCGGTATCAGTACCCGTGGGGCGGTGGGTTGGGCATGCCGCGGATGGACCTGTCGCAGCTCCCGCGGATCCCCTCGCCCGGCAACATCATGGGCGGGCGCCGGGAGAAGGTGGCGGAGTCCATGCGGTGGCTCGATCGCGAGCTCGCCCAGATGACGGACCGGTTTGCCAATAACTTCGCCCGCGCGGTGTCCGGCCGCCGGCGCGACTTCGGGGACCTGTTCCGCCGAGCCGGCCAGGACCTGAAGGAGATGCTGGCCCGGGCGGTGTACGAAGCCACTATCGGGGATACCATGCGGAGCGTAATGGGGCAGTTCGGGAAGCTGATGAAGCGGATGTTCGGCGGCAAGACGGGCGGCCTGTTGGGCGGCGGGGAGCTGTTCGGAAAGCAGATCATGCCCACCGGCGGCCTGAACCTGAGCCTGCCGGCGTTGGCGTTGACGGCGGGGATGAACGTCGGGGGAACCGCCGGCAAGGTGCTGAGTGGGGCGGCATTGGGCTTCATGGTGGGTGGCCCGATCGGTGCGCTGGCGGGTGGGTTGATCGGTGGGCTGTTCCATGATCCGGCGAACGACCGAGGCGCGAAACAGAGCGGCCGAGACCTGGCCCGCCACTTCCTCTCTGGAGTCGAAGACCAGCAACGCCGAGCGGGTGCCTTCACCATGGCGCCGGCAGTAGCCAGGCGCGACGAGGGCCGCCTGGCGAGGCTGATCGGCCGAGAGATCCAAGCAGCCCAACCCAACCCCATCAACGCCCTCCGCGCTCGAGCATCAACCCGTCTCACTTTGGGAACAAGGGACCTCGAGGAGACCGTCCACGACCTGCACTTCACCCCCTCCGTCGTGGTGTAGATCGCCATTTCTTGCCTAAAACGCGGGTAGCGGCAGACCCGCGTTTTGAGGTAGAAATGGCGATCTTGTCAGTTTTGGGCGAACCTATCAACGGTATTGAGGGTACCAGGCCCGGCTCTGTCTGCCGGATGGCGTTGCCTGTTTGTGCGTGTCCTCCGTATGAAGTCAGGTTACGCTCGCGCCGACGTTGCGTCCGCCGACGTGGTCGGTACCCCGTTAGGGGCGTCGTCCAAGGCGATCAA